AGCTTGTTTCTTAGCTTCTTTTATTTTTTCTTTTTGTTTTTTAGTTAATTTCTTGCTACTAGTATCATATTTATCACTATCAACACTACTACTTTTAGTTTCATAATTTGATGCTTTATCAGATGCTTTTTTTGCCGCATCTTCTAATTCTTTTGCTCTTCTTTCCATTTTAAGCATAGTTTCTTCATATGCTCTTAAATTACCTTGTGCATCAAATTTAAAACCATAGTCTTTTAGATTCTCTCTAAGAACTTCTTTTTCTCTATATAGATTATCATAAAGCTCTGATTGAAGTTTTTGTTGTTCTTCATATAATGCATTTTGTTTTTCAAGATATTCTATCTTTTTAGTTCCAACGGCTCTTTCCATTTTAGTATCTAATAAAGTTAATTTATTATTTACTTTAGTGATTCTATTTTCAAGTTCTTGGAATAATTCTACTCCATATTCAATAGAATCTAATATGTTCTTCACAGATGTATTTATTTTTGTAGGAATGGTTGTATTAACTCCTATTTCTCCAAGGTCTAATCTAGTACTTTTTGATTTCATACTAACTTTAGAGATTGCTTTCGAAGTAGTTGCAAGTGTATCTGCATATGTAGAAATACCACTAGCTGTTTCATCTCCTATGGTTGGAGCTGATAATAACGAGATTCCTGGATTTGAAAATGTAGAAAATACAGCTGGAGTTTGATTTGTTGTTTCATCCATAGACATTGGTCCATAAGCAGAACCTCCACTAGAACTACTTCCGCTACCACCACTACTTTGTCTATTTACTTTTAAAGTTGTAGTAAATGTTTTTCCTGCATATTTAGATACATAATCTGCTAAATTATTTTTAAGCCCTGTAACATTTTTAGATGCCAAAGCCGTAATTGCATTAAATCTAGTAGTAAATGTTTTATGATATCTTTTAACATAATCTGAAATATTTCTTTTAAGACCCGTAACGTTTTTAGATGCCTGTGCAGTTTCAGTCTTGAATGTTGTTTTAGGTGATTTCTTAACAGAGCTAAGATATCTTTTAACATTATTTCTAAGTCCTGTGACATTCTTAGACGCTTGTGCAGTTTCTATACGAATTGTTTTACTAGGCATGTCTTGGAAGGCTTTAGAAAGGTTATTAACACTTTTTGTTAGTGTATCTAAATTATCTAGAGCATCTTTAGTATCTGTTACAAAAGATATTTTATATTCCCCATCTTTAAGTTTAGTAGAATATTTAATTAATTCTTTATAGTCTTCAACAGAACCTTCTAATTCTCCCTTATTGACTTTTACATCAATATCCTTTTTACTTGTTTCTTCTGCGGCTTTTCCAAGTTTTTCAGTTGATTCAGTAACTTTGTCTATCTTTTCTTTGCTTACATTAAGTTTTCCGTCATCATCTACATCAATACCATATTTCTTTTTAAATTCATCTGGTTGTTTATTAAACCAATCAACAAATTCTTTAAGAGACATTCCGTCTATATCTCCGTGGTTTTCAACTAAAAAGTCAATAGTATTTTCTCTATTTGTAGGAAGTAATTTTATTATTTCCTCAAATAATTTCATATTTTCTAAGCCTTTGACTTTTCCTTCAATGAATAACTGCTTAACTTCTTTTCTATCATTTAATGAACTAAATTCAGATAATTGATTTTCTATTGATTTCTTAACTTCTTCTTTATTGCTAACTTTTGGGTCGACCTTAACATCCCATTGGACTCCTTTGCCTTTATTCCAGTCGTTTAACTGTCTTAACATATCTTGAGATAAAACAGTTTCTCCATTAAGTTGCAATCCAACTTTAAGATTTGCTATTTCATCATCTGTAAGTTGCCCATTTAAAGCTTTTCTTAAAATATCAGAATTTGTAGCATCAAATTCCCCTTCACTAGCTACTTTTGTAACTAATGATAAAGCGATTTGCAACTCTTGTTCTGAAACATTTTTCCCGTCATCTAAAGTTCCTTTTAATATTGATTGAACTTGTGGAGATAATTTGTCAAATCCCCCACCGTCTCTCATATTAATTAAGAAATCTATAGATGCATCTTTATCTCCTTGGAATGAAGCTAAGTCACTTAATAATTGATTATCCGCATCCCATTGTGCTTTTAATTTAACAGTAAAATCATATGAGGAAGATTCGCTATCTATATAGTCTTGAAGTGAAACTCCATAATTTTTAAGGAATTCGTTTAAAGCTGCTTTATCTCCTTCTAAACTACCATTAAACTCAGGAGTTAATCCTATAACCCAGTCTTCTGAACTGATATTAGTTACTTTAGCTAATTCATCTGCAACGCCTTTTATTGCATTTTTATAAGATTCCAAATCTCCTGTTTGTTGATAAGCGCTTTGAGCTTTTCTTATCTTTTCATTCCAGTCATTAATAACATTACCTTGACCTTTCATTGCCTCACTAATGTCATCAAATGCACTTATGAATTTATTTTTACCTGTTTCATCTAAAACAGGATTGCTTACCCAGTTAAAATTATTAACTAAGTTTTGCATACTTGCCTTAGCTTGGTCACTAAGTTTATCATAATTTTGAGAATAAAAACTATCAGAAAGTTTATTTATAACCTCTTGTTGGACTTCTTTATCTATCTCTAATAACTCTTTATTTTTATCTGCTAATTCTTTATTATATTCATCTGCTGCTTTATTTCTTTCAGTTAGGAATTTTACATAGTTATCTAAACCTGTTTTCATGTCAGTACTTTCACCAAAAGCAGATTTAAGTCCACTTATCGCACTATTCATTTTGTCTAATTTTGGAGCAGAATAAGTCCAACCATTTTTGATTTCATTTGCTCTAGCAGTCCCTGCATTTCCTAATGCATTTTCTTGAGTTTTTGTTAATCTTTCTTGTTCTTTTATTGTTTCTTGTAATTCTTTTTTGTAGTCTTCTAAACTACCAGTAAGTGCTAAAATGGGGTTCTGATTCTCGTCATAAGAACTCACTAAATCAGGGAACATGTCTGCAACCTGTTGTTTTAATTCATTGAATCTTTCTAATTCATCGGAACTTAATTTAGTCTTGCCTGCTAATTTATCATACTCTTTTGCAATACTACTAAGTGATTTAACATTTTGTCTTAAACCACTAGTTTCACTTTGAGTAGTTTCTAATGCACTTTTTATTTCATCGTGAGTATCTTTAAGTTTGTTTTTAGCCTCTATAAGCTTTTGAATTAACTTACTTAAAGCATACATAGCTAATCCAATTAAAGCTCCTTGTAAAAGTCCACTTGCAGTTTGTAGAAGTCTTTCTTTTAACATAAATTGTTGAGCTGCTCCACTAACTAAACCGAAAGAGGCTCTCAATTTATTCATTATTCCGACTTGTCCACTCATTGCACTTGTTAGGGTGCTCCATTTTCTACTTAGTCCAGTATAATAACTTAATTGTCTTGTCTGAACTCCGTCTACGTTTTTAACATTAACACTAGCTCCCCATACTTTACTTAATGACTTAAAAGCAGAAACTACTGCTAATATAGTAGGAACAGTTGAACCCATTTTGTTCATCCAATTTATTAAGCTTTGTATTTTTTCAGATATAACAATTAATACATCTACTCCACTCTTTAGTGATTCTCCACTAAGAATAGTTGTAAAGACATCTGTCCAAATTGTTTTCAATTCGTTTAATTTACCAGCTAAAGAATTTACATATCTTTCATTTTCTTGTTCGGCAGAACCAAATTGGTCTCCATTTGCAAATTCTTCTCTTAATTCCATGAATTTATCATAGTTTTGCATTAAGGCTTGAAAGACTGTAGCTTGCTGTTTACCTGCTATAGCTTCTGATAAAGCTAATTGTTCGTCTTCTTTTAGGTCTCCCCACTTGCCTTTTACTTCATCTAGTAATTCAACGAATCCTTTTACTTCTCCCTTTTGTTTGTCAGAATATACATCTATACCTGCAATTTCTCTTAAACCTTTTGCCGTTTTATTAAGTTCCATTGTCCCTTCTTTGGCATTAGTTTTAAGACCTTGTAAATTTATTGCAATAGATTTCATACCATTACCGACACGGCTACCATTTTGTAATGATGTATTGGCAGCAGTAATCATTGCAGTAGCATCTCCTATTTCAACACCATAGTTAGATAAAACTGCACCCCCACCTTGGAAGGCTTGTACTAAGCTTTGCATATCTATTGCCTGTGTATTCGATGCATAATTCAATTTATCCATAGCATCGCTAAGTTCAGTAGTAGTTTTAACAGTATCTCCTACTTGGACTTTATATTCTTTAAGTGGCTCTAAGTTAAATGAGTTTACTATTGTATTTAATCCTTTAGATGCCTCGTCTTGGCTCATATCCCCTACATTTGCTAACATCATTGCATTTTTAGCAACCTGCATAGATTTTTCCATAGAACCAATACCTGCTTGTAATGCACTTGCGATACCTTCGATAGTATCTGCCGTACTCATACCAACAGATTTACTTATTTCTTCTGCTTTGTCTTGTATTTGTCCTAATTTATCTATAGTGTTTATATCTTTTATGTCTGCAACTTTTTTCATGTCTGTGATTGCTGCATCTAAATCAGAATAAACATCTTTAATTTTATATATAGAAGTTGTAAGGGCATTCCCTAAGACATTCCCAAGTGAGAAAGCTCTAATTGAACCAGAAAAATCAGACCAAAAACGATTACTGACTCTTATTGTTGAATTAGTTCTATTCATTTGGCTTTGGAATCTTCTAAGTTGAGAGTTCGCTTCTGCATACATAGTTTCAAAAGAACCACCAACTTGTCTTGCCTCTGCTTCAACTTGATTTAATTTAGTTATAAATTCATTAACAGTTCCTGTACCAAAAGCCTTTTCGATATCTTCTTTAAGTGTATTAAATGTACCTTGAAGAGTATTGAATTTCTTTAACTGTCCAACTATTGTATTAGCCTTACTTCCAACCTCTGCTAAATCCGTCTTAAATCCATCTAATGAAGTATCAAATGTTGCATCCATATTTTGAGCTTTAGTTCTAAGTTCGTCTAATGCAGTTTGTAATCTATTTACTTCCGCATCTCCAAATGCCGTTCTAATAGCCTCTTTAAGCCTAATGAAAGCAGTTTCTTGTGTAGTTACCTTTCTTAGACTAGCCTCGATTGTGCTTGCCTTAGCTGCTGTTGAGTCTATTTCTGCTTTTAGTGATTCAAAAGTACTTCTGAAATCTTCTTTTAAAACAGATGCTGCTGTTCCTAATTGATTTAACCTATTTCTAAGTTCATTTGCTTTTACATCTCCAAATGCACTTCTGATTGAATTTTCTAATTTGTCAAATTTGTCTGATAAATTATCTACATCTCTAAGATTTTTTATAGCAGTATCTATTTTCTCCAACTGGGACATATCTGCTTTAAAATCCATGTTAAGAGCTTTTCTATTATTTATTTCATCTAATTTAGTTTTTAATTTATCTATTGCTACCTGATTAGTTACAGTAACTCTAAGATTTCCTAAATTAGATTTTACTTTAGTTACTTTTTCATCTAATTCAATTAAATTAGAAATACTCTTTTCTAATGTCGCCTTGTCATTTTTAGAGGATAAATCTATTTTTTGTTTATTAACATCTGCTATTTTCTGTTCGACATTATTTAAATCAGTTATTAAATTCTTTAGTTTTTCATCTAAAATAGTATATGTTTCAGAAGACATATTAGTGTTTTGCATTTTACTTTTAAGTTTTTCTATTTCAGAATTAAGCATTTTATATTGATTTATAAGATTTGTTTGTTCAAGGCTATCTGCCTTTTTCATTTGACTTATAAATTCATTTGCTTTAGTTTCTGATTCAGATAATTCACTTTTTAAAGAATTAAAAGCTACTTCAAAACTTCCGTCTAATTCTAATGCAGTTTGAGATAATTGATTTAATTTATTTTCAAGGTCTACTATTGCACTATCTCCCAACCCATCTTTAATAGATTGTTTTATTTTATCAAAACTTTCTTTTAAAGTTTCGACTTTTCTTAAATTATCTACTTGAGTGCCTAATTCTTTTAATCTATTTAAGTCATTTGAAACATCAAGATTTAAATGCCAATCTCCTGTAACCTTACTCTTCAATGTATTTATTTCAGTCATTATGGTAGAAAGCTGACTTGTATTCCCCCTGAAAGTAATACCTTTTGTTTTGGACTCAATTTCAGTTATTTTGTCGTCCATTTGTTTCATAGTATTTACTAAAGTTACTATCTCTTGTTGACTTCTTTTAAAATCATATAGGGCAATTTTCTTTTTGCTTGTTTCGTCCATTTGTGTAGATAAGGCATCCATGTTTGCTTGAAGTTGTTTAGCTTCTTCGGCTGCCTTTTGAAATGAATCTGCACTCATGCCTGACTTCATTTTCTTTTGAATGGAATCCAAAGCACTTGCCAATGACTTGTACTTAGAAATTAATTCTGTTTGATTCGATGCTACTTTTTTTGTCCCACTATCTGAATCTAAGTTTTTCATTTTAGATTTAACATTTTCTAATGAATCAGAAATTGTTTTAAGATTTTTAGCAAGACTTTCAAAATCACTTATAACACTTTTGTCAAATTTAATTCCGTCTTTCATTTGTTTTTCAAGTTTATCTAACAAATCAGAAACTGTCTTTAGTTTTGTTTCAAAATCTTCAACATCAACTTTAAGTTTTAAAGGTTCTTTCTTTGCAGATTCTTGAAGTTTTTCCAACTGCTCTTTTGCAGTTTTGTCATCTAACTCTAATTTAGTGGTTAGTATAAATTCTTCTGACATAATTTCTCACCTCCTCTAAACTCTCTTGATATTCATTCCTTTACCTCTCATAAACTGAACGAATACGTTAGGTAATTCATTGTTTCTCCATTCCTCTGTTTTATCTACGAAATCAGTAGCAGGTTTAAATACAGGACTGTAAGGATGTATTTTTGTCCCTTCTGCCCATACTGTACCTTCCTCTAAAGCCGCAGGTGCATAGAAATGTCCATGACTTTTATCAAGAATAGAGAACCAATCTCCAGTATCTCCCCATACAAGAGTTAATGATAAACCATTAACTTGCCCTTTGATACAATCTATTATTGCTCCAGTAGGTTCATAAATATTGCCTGTTTTTGTCTTAGAAGAACTTCTTCCTAACTCTGATAGAGTTATCTTTTTGGCCTCTGTTTCTAAGTTTTGATTTAAGACTTCCATAGATTGTTTTTGAGCTTTTTCTACATAATTTTTTAATTGAGTTAATGAAGTGAATTTCAATAAAATCACCTAATTCATTTTTTTATCTAATACTTTATCTACATTATCTGCTAATTGTTTATTTGATTCCATTCTTAAAGCTAAATCTGTTTCCATACGAACTGTCGCTATTATTTCATTTAATATACATGTCATATGATAAAATACACATTCTAGCTCATATGAAAGGTCCATTGTTTTAAGCTCTTCTAAAGATAAATTTAATTCTATATTTGTAAGTTGTGAAAATAAAAAACCTAATATTTCATCTTCATTTCTTCCATCTGCAAAATCCTTTAAAGTTTGTCTTTTAAGGGTTTCACTAGGATTCTTAATAATTATCTTTTGTTCGCTACCTTCTTCATCTCTGTAAGGTATTACGGCTCTTATTTCTTTCTTTAATAAACTTTGAACTTTAATTTTTTCCATATTTTTTCTCTCCTTTACATTAAAAAAAGAAGTAGGATTTAACCTACTTCTCTTATCTCTTTTTCTAATATAGCTTTTAATCTCGCCATTTTTTCATATTCTTCATAAAGATTACCTATATGAAATTGAGATGCTCCATATGTCATGTCTTCTGTTATAATGCTTATTGAAACACCAATTAATTTTCCTAAACAAATCCCATCAGAATTATATATAGGAATCTTAGTCTTAACATCTCCATTGCCATGTTTTTTGATTTCGATTTTCAAAATGTCTTTAGGTTCTATTTGAATTACTTCCCTATTTTGCATTATGATATACAATTTCTTATCATTTGTATAAATGATTGAATTTTTTTGTCCTTTGCATAAGAGAATCTTTATGTCTTTCTCATTGATGTGATTATCTTTTAATTGTTTTTGAAACACCTCATGGTCTTTCTGTCCTTGTTTTATGGCAATTATAAATAATACTGCAAGTATTCCAAATAACAATAATAAAGCTTTTATCATGAAATCGTCCCCTTTCTAACATCTTTATATTAATTATAACATAAAAACATTAGAAAACAAACAATTATTAAAAATAGATAAAAAAATAAATGCCCTAGCCAATAAAGACTAGGGGTGTTTTACTTCTTTTTAATTTTCAATTTAAAAGTTTATTCTCCGCCACTTGGGTTAGAGGCAGGTACAGTAATATCCATAATTTTATTATTTTCATCTACTAGGATATCTAAGTTTAAAGTAAAGTCTGCAACTTCTGTTGCTGATAAAGTCATATCTGCACTTGGTTGAGCTTTTAATGAATAGAATTTTATATCTTTAACAACTTCTGTTTGTCCTTCTTCTACTATTCTGAATGTACCTTCACCAGTATATCCAACAGAAGGAACATCTCCTGTAACTTCTATTTTTTTATTTGTAGAATCATAAGTACCACCTAATATCATAGCTAAAAAGTCCATACCTATAACTTGTGCTGTCATAGCTAATGTCCCTGTTCTTGTTCCTGAAAAGGCGATACAGTTGTTACCTTTTTTTAAAGCATATAAAGCTTCTGAATCTAATGTTAATTGACATTCATTTAAATAATTTATGTTTATGACCTTAGTTTGGTCACCAGTTTTAGGTGTTAATTTTAAGTCAATTACATCTTTTATAGCGAAATTTTTTTCTGCCATTATTTATGCACTTCCTTTTTTATAAAAATAAAAAACACATCATAAGATGTGTTAATCGCTAATTTTACTATTTTGTATTCTTAATTTACTTCGCCAATCTTTTAAATCTTTACCTATTGCTCCTGCATTTACACAGGTTTCATAATTATATCTTTCAGTAAGAATTTTATATGTATTCTTGACTTGGTAGATTGTCCAAGTTTTTATCCTATTGTAAGAAATATCAGGTAACATATGTACAATTAAATTAAACATATCAATATAATCCATTTCACTTTTAATATTATGTTCTGCCTCATATTTCTTTCTACGTTTTTCAAATTCTTCTATAATTGCAATTTGAGCTTTATTTTTCTTTTCTATCTTAACTTCCGTCATAGTCATTTCTAATACAACTTTACTTAATGTTGAAAAATTATTATCATCTATTACAATGTCTTCGTCTATAATAATTCCTCCAACTTTATCTTTAATGTCTATATTATCTGTACAGTATAATAAACTTAAAGCATCTCTAAGTTTTTTAGTTGTTTTATTTTTTGGATTTAATTCATCAAGTTGTAATAATATTAAAAGAACATTTTTGATAGGCTCTTTAGCTTCTTTTGAGAACAATTCTGCTAAATAAAACGGATAAACAAATTCAGATATAGTAATCCCTTTATCTAACAATTCCAATAAAGTTGGTTGATGAATCCTTCCTAGTTTATGTTTTTCTAAGGGAATATCTTCCCCAAAGAAGTAATAGTACTCCAACAACTATTTTCTCCCTTTTAAATCTATTTGTTCACAAGCTAGAGTCATATAATAACCACTATATTCATAAGGCATATTATATGATTGGGGATTTTGTACTAAATATAATCTTCCAACTCCAGGAATGTTTTTAGAATCTAATAAACAATCTAAGATAACTTCTGTTAAAGCTAAGTCCCTAAGTCCATTTCCACTCTCTCTACAATCGAAATGGCAAGCTACCCCAATTTCAATTTGAAGTGTTTTAATCGCTTGACTTGTATATTGATAAGGAAGTTTATTAGAATGGTTTATATATAATACAATATCTGATTCTGTAAGTAACTTTTCATATCTACGACAATAGAAAACTTGTTTATTGTATAATTGTTTTACTGGATTTTCTACGATTGGCAATTCATCAATATCTTTTATTTTTTCATATTTATAATACATCAATTTTGCAAAATCCTGATTATTCATAAGTTCAGAACCAATTGAATAAATTATCTTATTTGGAAAGCCTATTAATCCTTTCATTTTATCCACCTATTTTAACTATTTTTGTACTTATTGTTTCTTGTGTATCTTTATTTATAGCCAATATCATAATACTATTTCCGTAAAATCTGAAATTAGATGTTGCTGTTATTTCACACTTCTTATCTTCTGATTTAAATGTTACAAATTCATAAGGATTGTCTAATTTTAATTCGACATTTTCTACATCTGTTTGAATAGAGTAAGTTGCAGTTTCTCCTAAGTTTATTATTGATTGCCCAAATATTTCATCTGGGTCTTGAACATCAGTATAACTTTTTTCATTCCATGCCGCATTTTCTTTTAAATCATCTTCGTTTAATAAAGTGGTTTGAAGAACTAAAGCCTTTATAAGCCCGTCTGCTCCTGTGTATCTGCCATTATACTCAAAATCATTAACATGAGTAACACGAAAAACTGTTTTATTAGTTAACATTACTCTATCTCCAATTTCTATCAATCGGCTAACTGGGTTGCTACCAAACCACAAATGTCTTTTGGCATCTGCATAAGATATATATTTACCGTCATTTAAACCGTCTGAATACCATTTGTTATTATCTGCAAGCTGTTTATCTTGCACTCTGGAGATTTCTCTCATTTGAAATTATCTCATTTGCATGTCTATTCATGCCCAGTTTAGAATACATTTTCACCCTCGTCTACGTTAGGCTAGAGTTAATCTTAATTAACTGTGTCGGATACTCTTGGAGATATTATATTCTGCATAGCAGTTTCAATCTCTACTCGTTAAAATGTCAATAGTTGTTAACCTATTGCTTATCTCGGTATTTGCTCTATCTCTTTCAAGACTTAGCATCTCTTCTTAGTTTATTTTTCCTCATATGAGGTTATATTTTTACATTAGTTCAACTGTAACCGATTTTACCCGATTTTCACTAATATGTTTCCATATTAGGCGACATATTCTTATCGTTAAGTTTTCAATTGATAACGGTATTTTATATAATTCATTATGATGTTTATAATTAAGTATTTGGTTACATCTTCTCATTATGAATTTTTTATAAGTATTAATTTCTTTATGTTCTTTAAATGTAACAATAAACCAGGAATTATCATAAAAAACATAGCAACCTACATCAACTTGAGAATCTTTTGTTGTAAGTAATGTTTTTTCATCTAAAGCTTTATCATCGTTTTCAGTAATATCATTAATAGCCATTAATTCAGAACCCATTTCATCCGTTGGAAAATTATTTTCATCCATAGTAGGAACTTGTTCTATAATTGTTCTACGATATTGTGCAGCAGTAGGACTAGTATTTAGATATTTGATAAAGTTTCTTTCCATTTCATTAGCTATCTTCTCTTTGGAGTTTTTTGCTCCTAACATAGTTCTCTTTGCAAAATTCTCAAAATAAGAACTCATTAATAGAACCCCTCAAAATCATCACCATATGAATACTCTATCATTTCTGCTCTAAAATAGTCATCTGCATATTCTTTTAAATTTAACAATTTACTTAACATATTTGCACTAGATAATCTATTATAATCTCCGTCTGTAATAGCTTGTTTCAACTTATCCTCACAGAAAATTTTAGGATTAAGCCAAATGGTTATCATTCCCATTACTAAAATGTTTATTTCTTTTTGACTTAAATCTTCTTGTATATATCCACTAGAATCTTCTGTTGGAGGGACTAGATGTATTCCTTTTTCATAAGTCTTAAACTTTGCTATAGCACCTTTAAGATAAGATAATAGCAAATCCTCAATAAATTGTTCTCCAAACTTTTCATTCATAAAGACC